GGGATTACATTCTCTTAAAAAATCATCTATGTCATTCAGTAATGATTTTAAAGATTCGATTTGACTCTCCAACACTTTGTTTTCTTCATACATTTCTTGAGCCATCATTATGCTTTCTCCTGTCTTGCTTTAGGATCGTTGCTAAGTACATAATCGCAGAAATGGTTATGGCCTTCCATGTTTCTAAAATCTAAGATACGAGCCATCTTTAACTCATATTCTTCAAATTTACCTAAGTCGGAGAGGTAGATAGTAGATATTTCATGCATCGTTCTGACTTGATCTTGTAAAAAATTGTTAATTTTAAGTAGGCATCTGTAATCTTTCAGATCCATTTCAATTTTTACTTTATCTTCAGTTTTGTAAAACTTTACTTTCGTATTGTACATATTTTTTTCCTTTTCTAGTTAATAGGAGTATAGGCTATCGCCCTCATGAGTTAATAGCGATAGCCTATATTTCTAACAACTAAACAAGTGAGCAGTTTTATGTCATACTCAGGACTCCTCTCTAGATTTTCAGGACTTCCACCATTGGCACTAGATACCGGTGAGATGTGTCGGATAAGGTTATACATATTAGTATTCTTAACTCTGGCACAAATAAGTGAGCAGTTTATTAGCAGACTTCATACTCAGGAAGTGCGATTAGAGGACTACGCTTTACAGTATGGTAGTTTTAGCCTGAACCTCTAAGTTTACTGTTGTAATGTTCTCAGGATACACTATGTTAAATTACAGCCAGTAATTATTACATTATATACATATTTTTCTCAAAGTGGTGGTATAATGTAATTTTTAATCAAAAGGAAGTAAAATATGGCAAAAGAAAAAGAAGCTAAACCCTCTATCTGGAAGGCTATGATGCAATTTCGTGGCAAGGTAGATCAGGTAGAAAGAACATCTAAAAATGAATTCCTAAGTTACAAATACGCTAACATTAATAACATAATCGATACAATTAAGCCAGTTTTGTACGAATTGGGTATGGGTTATGTACAGACTGTCCAGTATGTAGATGGTATTGATTTATTAAACACTAGAATTTATTTAGTGGATTACCCTGAAGAATTTATCGAATCTAATATTAGGCTAATAATGGCTAAAGAGGACAGCCAATCGCTAGGCAGTTCAATAACTTACAATCGTAGGTATGCACTTTGGAGTATGTTTTCTCTTGAAGTTCAAGATGATGATGGTGAAAGAGCAACACATGTTGCTAAAAGTAAAACTAAAACTCAGCAATGGGGGGATCACATTAATGAGATCAAGACTAAAATAGATAAAGCTAAAAAAACTGGTGATCTTGAAAAAGCTAACACTATATGGGAGTGGTTAATTGATCAAACTCATGATGAGGGCGGTAAATTAATTGAAACATCTAGATACATCCCTATGGTAGACTATTACGAACAAGTTTTCAACGAAAAAAAATAATATGAGTTGGTCTATGGTACTCTTACCATGATTAATGTAGAGCAGTTAGTTTTTACCTCCAATTTTTACTGACTGTTCGGTGGCCTCATATACCACTTCCTTGCATTAATCCATTAAGAGCGTTTTGGGGATCAACGATATGATCCCTCTTTTTACAAGGAGTAATTATGACAGAAGATAAGAACAAGCCTAATAGTGGCAGTTTATTTAGAAGTAAATACAAAACCAATGATGGATCTGAAGAAGATAACAAAAGAGAAGATTACTATGGCACTTTTAAAGATCTAAATGGTAAAGTTTGGAAGTTAAAAGGCTATATTAATACAAGCCAATATGGAAAATGGCTAAAAATAACTTTAAAAGATCCAAATCAACAACAAGCTACAACTAATCAACAAAATGTAGCACCCTCTTTTATTCCACCAGAACATCTAAGACAGGAAGATACTTCGCAAGATCCTGAAGATGATATTCCATTTTAATCATGACTAAAATAGAGGATGGTATTGAATACCGAAGGACTGATGGTGGATATTGGAGTAAACTTTACACCTTAGATGATGGCCGTAAGATTACAACACATGAATTAGCTTTAAGAATTGGCTGTAGTGTTGTTTGTGCTAGAGCAAGGTTAAACAAGTTTTCTGATCCTAAAAAAATTTTTAGTCCTGTTCGAGATTTAAGTCGAGCAGACAATCCACTAAAGGTAGATACAAGCAGTTGGATCGATGCCAATAATTGGTATGTTGACCCTATGGTAAAACTTATGCTAAAATCTACTCATGCCGATACATAAATTAGAAACACACCAGAATGACTTGCCCTACTTTATGCTTAGTAGGGATGTCGTTCAATCAATAGAAAACCCAGATGCACTTGCTATTTGGTGTTATTTACAATCTAAACCTCAGAATTGGGTAGTCTTAGAAGATGAGATCAGGTATCACTTCGATATAGGTAGATCTAAATACTTACAAGCTATGAAGTATCTAAGAGAGTTAGGCTTATACAAGGTTGTTAGGCTAAAAGATGCTCAGAATAGGTTTGTTAGCAATGAGTTCCATATATATCCTTTTCCGTACTTACGGGATTCCGAACATACGGAAATGCATACCGACATTAAAGAGAAAGAGATTCCTAAAGAGAAAGAGAAAGTTTCCCCTGAAGAAAGGCAGTTATTTGATGATTTTAGGAGGAGATATTTAGGTAAGAAAAGAGGTTTTGATACTGAATTTGATAATTTTAGAAAACGACATAAAGATTGGAAGCAAGTTCTACCAATCCTTGTTAATTTAAAATTAGACTATGATGTTTCTGAAAAAAGATTTATTCCCCACTTTCAGACTTTTATTAATCAGAGAAAATGGGAAATGATGACAGAAAATAAAGAAACTAAACCATCCAATCCATATGGTGAGGAATTTAACTGGAGAAATGTATGAGTAAAATGGGAAATTTAAGAATAGAAGCTGAAGAACAGGTTGAATATTTTAGCAAGGCAGATTTTGTCAAAATATTTGGTCATGGATCAGATGAAATATGGGATGAACATCATGGTAGTGATGATCCTGAAGATTATAAAAAAACGGAGGTAAAAAATGCAAAACCTAATATTACGCAGAGAATTAAAAAGCAAGAAAGATTCTGGTGATTCAGAAAGGGCAGTTATTGGTGGCCTTTTAATAGATTCTACATGCATTGATGAGGTTGGTGGTACAGGGTTACTAAGTTCAGACTTCAGTAGTAAAGAATATGGCATTTTGTATCAATATATCTTAGATATGGTTGATGAAGATGAAAAGGTCGATCCCTTAAATTTAAGAAACTGGATTGATAGAGAAGGCAATCATGATGGTGATTGGACAGGTTTTCCATATTTATGTACTTTAATGGAAGAATGCATAGGTATAGAAAACATTAGTATCTATGCTAATCATATTCGCACCTGTCGTATCAACAACGAAATTGAATCGCTAAAGTTTAAGATCGATTACAATAATTATCAAGAAACAGTAGACCAGATACAGTCACTTGAGTCAGAATTAATTGACCAAAACCAAGACTCAATGAGAATTATTGTAGGAAAAACAATAGATTACATTGATGATGTTAATAAATATGGTACTGGTCTTTCTAGTGGTTTTCAGTCATTAGATGCTTTAACAAATGGTTTTAGAGAAGGATCATTAAATGTCTTGGCGGGTAGACCCGCTATGGGAAAATCTACTTTAGCACTAAATATAGCAAGTCATTTGTCTGATACTAAAAATGTGCTGTTTTTTTCCTTAGAGATGAGTCAGGTTCAATTGGCAATGAAAATGGCCTCTTGTTATACTGAAATTGCATTAAATACAGTTGAAAGAGGTCAACTTAATGCTGAACAAGGCGAAAAATGGTATAAAGGATTGGCTAAAATAGGCAATAAAAACATGACAATTATTGACAAGTCAGGCTTGTCTATGAAAAATATATTTTCTATGTCAAAAAAGCTAAATTCAGAGCGAAAAATTGATATAATACTTATAGATTATTTGCAGATCATGAAATACAATAAGGGTAACGAGGTTTCTGAGTTAGGAAACATCACCAGAGAGTTAAAACACCTCGCAAAACTCCTTGAGATACCCATAATCGTGCTTTCTCAGTTGAGTAGGGGGGTAGAGAGCCGAGAGAATAAAAGGCCGTTTATGAGCGATTTACGATCTTCTGGCGAAATTGAGCAAGATGCAGACTTGATCATGTTTGTTTATAGAGATGATTATTATCATGATGATTCTCCAGATCGAGGCCTAGCAGAATTGATTGTTGCTAAGAACAGAATGGGGCAATCAGGCTTTGTAAAATGTAACTTCGATGGGAAATACTCTAAATTTTCAGATCAAGAGTTAGATATTTATGGCAAAGAGTAAAAGTAAAAAGATTCGAGAGTCTGCTAGAGGTGAGGCTTGTACAATGAGAATTCAGGGTTGTATGCCTGATAGGGAAACTGTTGTTCTTGCCCACCTAAATGGTGCGGGTATAGGCCTAAAAGCATTAGATATACATGGTGCATACCTATGCCTAAACTGTCATGATATATACGATGGTAGAAAAGAAGCACCACCTGATATAGATGTTTCTAAAGAAATGTACAGGGCAGTTATTGAAACACAGAAGATCTTGGTTGAGAAAGGATTAATAAAGTGAAAAAAATTAAATTTGAAATAGATGAAAACTTAACATTAGAGGGTGATAAATCTATAAAAACCTATCTAGGAGTTTTTTATATTAAATATATACTGCTTCCATATGTCGATTACATTTTAAGACCTATTTTTAGGTTCAAACTATTTCTTCAAAAGTGGATGAGATGAAACAATATTCTTTAATCTTTATGTTAATACCTTTATTTGTTGTTATAATGATGATGAGTAGCTGTAGTAAACAAGAAGATCGAATAATGTGCCATCCGAAAGATGCTACAGGATGCATAGGATGGGCGGGTAATAATTAGTTGTAAGAAGTTAGGGTACTATTTATCTAATTTTCTAGCATTAGGGAAAAATTAGTGCTTCAAAGAAAGTACCCTAATTTGTTATAACTAGAGGAGAGAAGTAATGGAAAAAGTGATGGATGTAATTAACACAATTCTAAAGAACAGATCTTTAACAGTTTTTTTAGGAATTTGTGTCGTAGCATTGTTTTTTGGATGGGTTGGTGGATAAAAACGCAGTACACGACAATGTTAAAAACCCCTCACACTATACTCAAGGAGATATAGAGGCTAAAGAATTTATTATTGACCAAGATATGACATGGGCAATAGGAAATGCTACCAAATATCTCGTTAGGTATAGATGGAAACATAAAGGTGAGGGGCGTATCCAAGATCTCCGAAAGGCAATTGAAAATATTGAGATCGAAATAGATAAATTATTAAAACAGGATGTGATACAATGAGTACATACAGGGTTATTCATAGAAACGAGCCTAAAGAAGCAATATTTAAGGCTTTAGTATATGATTTTTTTAAAGCAAACCCTGACTGTGATGTAGCTACAGTATCTATAACTCAAGAAGCACCTAAAAGAACAGAATTTCAAAGCCGTCTGTATCATCTTTGGGTTGATATCCTAAGAAAAGAGCAAGGTGAAGAAAGCAAAGAAGAATTTAAAAAAGATCTTGCTGAAAGATTTTTAGGTGACAGAGAAAGATCTAGTACAGATCTAACTATTCCTGAATTTGTTCAATACTTAAAAGATATTGATAACTACTTCTCAAGAGAATGGGGCATTATGTTGCCTCGTAATGAAGATTATCATAGAACAATGAGTAATGAGCATAAGGCATAAACAAGAGCGATTTGAGAAATTAGATACAATATCAGAAAACCTTCGACATGCTAGAGAATTAGCAAGAGAAGAAGATACACCAAGAGATATAGAAATTAGGATTCTTTTGGCTTTAGCAATAACTGATATTGATCATCTAAGAGGCGAAAACTATGAGGATTACATTTGAAGTTGATCCTTGCCCAGCCTCCAGACCAAGAGTAAGTCGTTGGTCTACATACTACCCTAAGAGGTATACTAAATTTAAAAACGACATGGAAGCACTAACAAGTGAGATGGAAACAACTCCCTCTGAAAAATTGTTAAGTGTTTGTGTTGATTTTTATATCAAGATGCCTAAATCTTGGTCAAAGAAAAAAACGGAGAAACTGGCTAACACCTATTGCAGTAACAATTCAGATATTGACAATTATATTAAAGCAATCTTAGATGCTTTAAATGGTGTTTTATTTATTGATGATAGACAAGTAGTAGAAATATTTGCTAGAAAGATATATAGCAAACAGGCCTACATACTTTACGAACATAAGGAGATTTATGGAAATAACGAGGTTGGAGTTATGTGATGCATTAGCAACAGATTATGCAAAAAGGGCATCAATGGTATTAAGTATTAAATTTGAGGAGGCTTATAATAAATACCTAAAAAGATGTGAAGTAAGAAGTTATGAAAACCTAATGCAACAGTTTAAAGTAGGAAACCTCGCTAACCCTAAAAAGATTACACCTAAATTAAAAACTAACGAGTATATTATATCTGCACCATCAGATGATGATTGCGAAGATGGAGTTTGTAAACTTTAATACGGCCTTGTGTCTGAATATATTTGTATAGCAGTATTATATTCTAACTCAGGATCATCATAATCTTGAAAATCTTCAAGTTTAGGAACACCATCATGTCCTAAAACATTTTTCCAATAGGCTTTATAATCTTTTTCATAATCTGATCCTGTAGATGTTATATAAGGAGGCATGTTTTGTTTTATTTGTTCATCAAAACCAAGATTGTTTGTAAATGCTAGATCAAGACCTAATGCACTTAGTAAACCAGTACCAACTGCAAT